ACTTCAGCAAGAGGGTCGGCTGACTTTAATTCTTCTACTTCAGCAAGAGGGTCGGCTGACTTTAATTCTTCTGGTGTTGTCGCATTTATTATAGAGGGATGTTCCGTAGCATCTCTAAGAAGTTGTTTCTTTGCAACTATTTCTTTTGTCTTTTCTGTATTTCCCTCTTCCAATGCCATTAAGAATTCAACATCAAGAGCCTTTAATTTACTCTCTCTTTCTTGTCTTATCGCATTTTGTTTAATAACAATAGCTTTTTCCATATTAACCTTGATCATTGACGACCTCACTTTGCTGTCTTTTCAATTCAAACCAAGCATCAGCACCAATTCCATATCCATCTGGTTGCGAAAAATCATACTCCCAAGCATCTCTAAAGGTTCTATCAGAAGGAACATCGGATACATCAATAATCTGATAAGGTGTTCCCGCAGGAACATCTTTCAATGCAATCTCTTCAATTGTTAGCCCACAATCTGTAATAGGAATAAGTATTGCTACTCCTCCTTCACTTGTCGGATAAATTACTCTTTGATTCATCGTTCTTCTCAACTATCTAAAAATGCAGAGGTAAACATGTGAAGTATCAGCATAAGCTCCATTACCAACTACTCCTATAGAAATTTTTTCAGCGGATACAGAGGTGCCGTTTCTGGGAACTGACATCCAAGAAGTTCCACCACTAAAAGCACAAGAACCTACCGCACAATACAAAGCATCTGGCATGTTTTCTAAGAAATTTATATCATAATATCCAACTGCCGTATCTACAACGCTTGAAATATTTTGACTACGATATACGGTAGCCGGATTTGTTTGCCCTGAAAAATAAACCCAAGCTCGACAACTGTATGCTTCAGCATAGGTATCAAGATTATAATATTTTGTGTTTAAATTAGAAGAAACACTTAAAGAATTAAATATCTCAACATTTGTATTTGAACCATAAATTCTTAGTGCAGTATTAAATGATGCCAAGCTAGTTCTTAATATAATATCCCCTGCATCAAAGTTATCAATGTAAAGATCATTATCAGTGAATTTCAGTAATCTAGCTCCAGATTTACTAGTAGCACTCGCCGCAGAATAAGAAAAACCAGAGTTTTGCCAAGCTAATGCTAAATTATTATTGACTGTAATTTGCCCACTAGGTTCAATCGTAACTCTTTCTCGCAAACTCGTTTGTGTTCCTGGGCTGGTAGGGCTAGTCCAAAAACTTAATGCCATACCTCCAGTACTATCGTTAGTATAATTTTGTGCAGCTTCAGCTACGATAGCCGCACCATACTTAGGATTCTGTGTTATAAAATTCGCATCAGTTGAACCGAACTTAATCGCAGGAGTATATTTTTGAGTCGTACTCGTAGGATTACCAGCAAGCAATTCTATTGCTGGATACGCGGTGTTGCCACCATCAAACTCTGTATTTCCACCTCTACCATCAGTGATAACTATTTTTTTAATGGATATAGAATCTAAGCCAACAGTATTTGCTGTACCCGAAGATACATTAATTGACGATCCAAGTTTAGCGAGTTCTACTGCTTTTGACATTTATATTCCTATTGACAAGCCAGACACTCATCGCCTTCGGCTAGTTGCTTAATATCAATTTCTTCTATGATCTGTCGCTCGATTCGTTTAGCCACCTTGTCAGCCTTACCAATCTTTTCTGAGCGACAATAGTAAAGAGTCTTCAAACCACGCTTCCATGCTAGAAAGTGAACAGCGTGAAGATACTTTATATTTATGTTTGGACGAAAGAATAGATTGATAGACTGTGCTTGATCAATAAATTCTTGTCGATCTGCTGCATGCTCGATGATCCATCTCTGATCAATTTCCATTGAAGTCTTGAATACATCACGTTCCCAATCTGTCAGAAACTCTAGATGTTGCACTGACCCATCATTTGCAATGATAGTTGACCAAATATCTTCATAGTTTAACTTTTCGTTTTCTTTGCAATAGTTCTGAATAGTTTTATCTAGATACTTGTTTTTATAAAAAGATGCACCAGAGAGTGTATCTTGCCTAAAAGCATTTGCACGATATGGCTCAACCGATGGTGAAGTATTACCCATGATAATTGAACTAGATGCATTTGGTGCAATTGCAGCCATGTGACAGAATCTACGCCCAGTACCCTTTGCATCAGGTGCTTCGCCTCGTTCTGCACCTAGTTCGAAGTTTGCCTTATTCAACCCCTCAAAAATATGCTTGAACATTTTCTTGTTTGCACCAATTGCCATAGGAGTTTCCCATGGTATATTCTTCTTCTGAAGATATGCATGAAATCCTAGCGCACCAATACCGATTGAACGCTCATGCAGCGCAGAATACTTTGCACGCTTGATCACATTGGGCGCGTGAGCGATGAAGTATGTTAGAACATTGTCAAGCATTTCAGCAACATCACGCAAGAATTGCTTGTTGTCTTTCCATTCATCATAATATTCTAGATTCAATGATGAGAGACAGCAAACAGCGGTTCGCTTTTCATCAGTAGGCAAAACAATCTCGGAGCATAGATTCGACTGACGAACCTTGAGCCCCAGCTTCTTTTGCCATTCGGGCAAATGCTTGTTTGATGTATCAATGAAATGAATGTATGGCTCGCCTGTGAGCATTCTTGTCTCTAGAATCTTTTGCCATAGTTCTCTTGCTGAAACAGTTTCTCGTACTTCTTTTGAGTGAGGGTCAATTAAATTCCATGAATCATCAGCTTCAGGATCTAACATACACTTTTCAATAATTTGCATGAAATCATCTGTAACATTTACACCATGATGCAAATTCAGCGCACGCATATTCGGATCACCAGTAGGCTTTCTCATATCCATGAACATCACAATGTCGGGATGTGAAATATCAAGATATGCCGCGTATGAACCCCTGCGTGTCTTGCCTTGACGATATGCTAGAGAAGATGCATCATAGATTTTAAGGTGAGGCATAACACCTGTAGACTTTTCATCAGAAGAACGAATCCCAACGCCGATGCCAATGCCGCCACCAAGCATAGACAACCAGTTGACTTCTGACAGGCAGTCCACAAGCCCTTCAGCGGAGTCATGAAGGTATGGAAGAAAGCATGAGATAGGTAATCCACGAGAACTACGACCAAATGACAGGATAGGAGTAGAGTAAGACAACCAGTGACGGCTACTATAGTCATACAGTCTTTGAGCGTGCGCCAAATCTGTACCAAAGGATTTTGAAACATACGCAAACCTCTCTTGTGGTGATGTTTCATAATCAAGCATGTATGATTCGCGTAATCGTTTCAATCCCAACTCATCAAACAATTTGTCCCTTGAGTAGTCGATATTAATTTCCATGTAATTTGTTTTGGTTGCCATACACACTCTCTTATTTTTATTTTTTAAAGACAAAATTTACGATCTCAGGCATGATTCGTGCAAGTTCTCTTGCACAATTCTCTGCAATTACTCTATGTTCTTTTTGAGTTGATTCATGTGTTCTCACCTCAATGAAATGAATCCATGAACGAATGCTTCCGTTCATATACATTCTTGAAGAAGTTAGCCCTTCAGGCAAAACGGCTCTGGCAACTTCTTTTGCAATACCATTTTTCATCGCCCACTCATATGCTTTTTGTGCAGCATTTATTACTTCTTCTTGCCAATATTCCCAATTCAATCTAAGATCTGCATCATCAGTGTCGATTGAATTTTGACGATTCTTATTGTCTTGAAGTCTAGCCTCACGATAAACGAAATTTAAATGCTGAGTCGGATCAGCATATCTTTGACTAAATTCTTGAAAGGCAAATGAGCGATGCCTAAGAATCTGTCTTGCAATGTCTCTAGTAGTATTTATCTCGATACACGCATTCACCATTTCAAATGGCGACCAATGCTTATTACGAATAAGATAATTAACGAGTCTGTCAGAAGTTTCCATGTTATTTTGATTCGTCGGATTTGAAACTCTAGCACAGTACACAACAAGTTCTTGAACCGTTGTATTATTGACAAAATTATTGTCAAGTAAAAATTCAGAAGTGGGCTGACTAAAACTAATTAACTTTACCGATCTCTTATCGTAATCTTCAACTATATTCATTAACATTTTCTCCATGCTGTAAATTTCAGTTTAGCCTTTAGCCCCCGAAATGTATTTTCTCTTATAATATTTTCAATCAACTGTATGTTGAAGCCATTCAACAACATTTCATTTATATCTTTACCCACAACATAATCTGGCCAGATGACTACAGAATAATTCTTGTCGATAGCCTTTTCCATCAATTTTACAATTTCAACATTTCTAGGTTCATTATCATAGATCAGCGTAACATCATCAGCTTCTATATTATCAGCAACTCTCGTGAGAGAAGAATCACCACTTGCTAGACAATTATGAATAAACATAGAATCAATTGGTCCTTCAACTATTCTGACAGGTTTTGTCAGATCAATTTTATTTTTTCCAAAATAGTTTTTTTGATTCTCAACGAAGATTAGTTTTATATATCTAAGTTTATTTGCAGCTTCTAATGCTCTTGCAATAACACCTTCAATTTCATTGTACTCATTGTATATCGGTATGACGAGACGAGCATCGTCCATTATATTTGCTTCTACATCAGAATGCAATTCATTAATGAAAGATTTAAACTTGCTAGTGAAAAATATTTCCTTATGATATTTCTCTGGTATTTTTCTACTCAAGACATATTGTTTGCAGTAATGTTCATCAGGAAGATCACTGATGAGTTGAGCAAATTCATAACTTTTTTTATCTACTTTATCAAACTTAACTGGAGCAAAAGTAAACGTGGGTTCTTTGAAATTACTCTTCCCATTTTCACCTTGAGAATACCGTTCAAGAATATATTTTTTGTATAGACTCTCATCGAGATGACGAATTAAATTTCCAACAGACAAACCAATTCCACAATTATGGCATTTATAGAAAAGACCATTATCTTTTCTAAAGATGTATCCTCGCATTTTATTTCTATTCTTTTTCGAGTCGCCGCAGATTGGGCACCGACAAGAATAGAGAAAATCTTTCTTCTTTGCGAAAGATTCAAATCTTGGAGAAACGAGATTTATATATTTTAAGTCGAGATGTAGGCTCATGAAATCATTATAAAAAAAAGAATTGCTGTAGCACTATACTACAGCAATTCTAGCCGTTTGTCAATTGTCCATGAGCTTAATAAAGCTACCAAGTTCTATATTAGAGAGTAACCATCCAAGAATAAAAATAATTCCATAAAACATCCATTTTAAATTTCTCAATTGATCTACGGTAGTTTTCATTTCTTGAAAATCACCACTATCAATTTCATCTATTTTAGCATAGATTTCTTTTATTTCCCTTGTCAATTCAATGCGACGGTTTTCAAATAATTGATAAATGTCTTTTCTACTATCTAATAATTCTTCCATAACGGTGGTTAATTTTTCAACTTCGCGTTCTAATGTTAGAACCTTATATTTTAGTTCAGTTATTTGATTGCTGAGTGGATCTGCTGCCACGTTATTCTTTCCTATCTTTGTTTTCGATCTGCCTCCTCACCTCACCGACCGATGATCCAAAGTAATAAGAAAACACTAGACCAAGAATGGCATCAAGAGTACCAAGTGCTCTCATTACCATTTCTTTCATATTGGGTTCAATGACATGAGTTAAAAGAAATAATTGAACCCCTACATAGAGAGTGCATATTATATATGCTAAGACTTTTGTTGTCGAGTCTTTTGTTTCAATTTCTCTTCTTCTCGCAGAATCTTTATCACTAAGAACAATCTTTGCTAAATCAATGTCAAGTTCTTTCATTTTAATTAAAAATTCTTGATCAGCTTTCTTCAATGCGAGTAATTGTTCTGGAGTTGCTCCAAGAATTGCTTGTTCTACTTCACTGTCAGATGCATCCTTTTTAAGACCAAGTGCTGCTATAACTGCTTTTGTCGCAACACCAGCCATTGGTGTTCCAAATGCAGAGGCTAAAGTTGGAGCTACGGTAATTAATACGTCTTTTGCTTTTTCTAAAAAACTCATGACACTTACCTCTTTCCGTAACGAAGAAACATCATAGCCCCAGTTTTTTCATCTTCAACAACTATGGCTCTACCTGGATTGCTAATTCCATACTCTCTGATTTGATTGCCTATTTCGTCATCACCAACATAAGATTCGTACTTATGATAGCGATATTTTCCCATTCTACATTTATTGAATTTTTCTGAATCTATGGTAAAGACTTCATTGCCCGCAAACTTCTTACGACGCAACATGCCTGGTTCTCCTTGAGGACCTATACCCAACCCAGCTATATTACCTCCACCGACAGCATTTGCAGCAACATCTTCGTTGAAGTTATTATTTGGATTTTTCATTTAATATTCCTTAGTACGTTTATCAAATGATTATCAAGTGATATATCACTTGAATATATATGTTTTCCATTAATGCCCCTGACTATATCGGGCATGATATTCAAAAACAGAAGAAAGGTTTTAATTATAGGAAAACTTTTTTCTTCCATCCGAAAAAAAAGCATCCTTACTGCATTTTCAGGACCAAAGACATTAGAGAGAATGATAATATGGTTAATTATCAATCTCTCTTTTAGATCATTATACTCTCTGTAGCGATAAATTAATCTTTTTAAATAATCGAAACGTTTATAATCTTCTTCGAATTCACTCATTATACAATTAGGTTTATCATACGCCTTTATTGCGTACAATAAAAAATTATCATTATTCAAATCACTAAAAGTGTCACCCATTCATCAATCTTCGTTCTCTTCGTCTCCAGTGATATTGACATAATCTTCAAGATCATCTTCATCGACTATTTGAGCAAAGAAATCATAATAACCATCGTCATTTAAAAAGTAATAAACGTACAAATAATAAGGGCGTCTTACTTCACCATACTGACCTGAAGGTAGAGGACCATAAGGTGTTCCAAATTGATTAACTTGAAAAACTTCTTCACCCTCTTCTTGATCCAAATCAAGTATTGCTGGAAGATCAATTGCATAAGAATGTAGAATTTTACGAATTCTTTCAAACCCTATTTCTGGAGATAAAATATTATTTCCAGGAACACTTCTATTATCCTTATCCAAAATCACAGCAAGTTTTCTATTAATTTCAGCACGAATTTTACTATTTTCTATGCCTGAACCATTCGATGTATGCGACTCTATTTCATGTGCATCCATCGCTTGCCCAGCTTCAATGTCATTTGATTCGATTAAAAACTCTGTAAACTTTTTCATGTATTTAATTCCAATTAGGTGTCAGGGAAATAAGTGTCGTCGCTATCGCCAGTCATTGAACCCATTGCAACAAGGGTTTCATATGAAACGCGATTAGCTCGACCGCCCATTGTTACTGTAAATGTTGCCGCACCTGATGCACCGGTGATTGGTGTAACCGTAGGGGTGGTCATGTAAGAACCCGCAACATTAACAGTGATTGTTGTAATTGCATTAGAGGTAGCGTTAATAAACACTTGTGCGTTTGCCGTAGTATTTCCTGTACCGCCCCCAGTGAAAGTTAGAAACACATTACCACTATTTGAATATGCGCCAGTATTAGCAGTAATACTCAAAACTCCACCTGTGCCGCGTCTTGCTAAATTCCATCCAGCATGTGCAACTTTCTTTCCATCTGCGCTTGTAACTCCAGCCTCTGCGGTGTTTACACCATAGACACCAGTGGCGATAGAAACTTGTAAATTTGCATTTTCATAAAGTGTAGATCCGTTTGCTGAAATGCCGTAACCTGAAGCGACAGTGTAGACTGGTGCGTTAGAAGCGGCATCTTGTGACTTCCATAAAGACATTTTCTTTCTCCTTATCTAAATCCTAGTTTTTTTAATTCAGAAATCGTGTTGTTTGTGTTAGTATGATGAATGCCTATTCCACCAGCAGCCCTAAATTCTTCAATGTTTTTCTTGTGATCATCGATCAATATGTTTGGCAATCCAGTCGTTTCATCTTTCGCGTATTCTTGTTTCTCAACTCTTCTTACGGGAAAAAATCTGTTATTGGGTAAATTTAGATGTTTCTTTACCCATATTCCTTTACCGTGCTTACCGTCTTCATCCCAAGAAGGATAAGCTGTGAGAATTCTCGGTTCATATCTATTTATGAAATTCCATAGTTTCATTCCATCGGGCATTACTTCAAGATTTGCCCAAAATCCTTCTGTCTTGGCTAATTTTTGTTTAGCTCCAGGCTCTCTCAAAATATCATTAATTGATTGATTACCAGCGTTTAGGGCTTTTTTAGCCCCTTTCTCAAAATCAACAAGTACGCCATCCATGTCACAGAATATATGCCCGACTTTGGGCTGAAGCATTTGTTTATATGCTTCAGCAACAGCTACTGCTATTTTGTCTTGTGTAAACATTTATTTATTTCTTTGGTTGTGAGTATTGTGGTGATGGCATTATTTCCATCTCTGGATCAGCTTCAAACTTATCCTTCTTACTTTTCTTTTCTTCTTTTGCCTTATTAAAGAGTTCTTTTACTAACTTTGCGCGAGAAGAAAGTTCTTCAGAAATTTGTTCATATGACTCATTTTGATTTTTTTCATGATAGGCTTTGAGAGCATCATGTGCATCATCTCCATGCTTCATCTTTACTGTATCATATGCCATGACTTCAGCTTTTCTTGAAGCACCTTTTGGATTTAATCTCATCGCTCTCTTGTAATGATCAGCATAAGCCTTTGTGTATGTCTGACGCACTTTAATATCTGGTTCACCCATATCTTCGCTTATTTCTCTTTCTTCTTGATTTAAACGTTTTAAAACTTCGGTTTCTCGTGACTTTTCTGAAGGACTCATCAAAGCATCTCTTTTTTGTTGCAAATGAATTACTCCAGGTCGTCCCTGATGTGGGTCTGGTTTAGGAAACATTTCAATACCTTTACTTGATGGTTCTCTAGGCATATTTGCATCAAGTCTATTTCCTCTACCGTGAGTGTCTGGAACATGAACATATCCAACTTCTTGAAGTTGATCAATTTCTTCCTTTGTTAGACGATCAACGGCTTTGGCTATTCCTTGACGACGCTTCCAACTTTTAGCAAACATTTTATTTGACTTTTCATCATCCTTTCTTGCTTGCATAAAGTTTTCCTTCTCTTTTTCAGCAGCACTCTTGTCTGCAAAGGCTCTGGTGAGAGCAGACTTTGTTGCTGCATCATGAGAAGCCTTGTTTATGTAAGAACCCAAAGTGGATTTACTGAGTTCATCAATATTCTCAACTTCATCTTTTATAACACGAGTAGGAAGACCAGCATGTTTTGTACTTGCATAATCTTTTACAGCCTTCTTTGTCATTCCAGCAGCAGCTTTTGCAATTTCTGGTGATGGAGCTTTCATCTCACCTTTTTGTACTGCACGAACCCTTCCAAAAAATCTTTGTTGTTCTTTACTGGCAGCCTTTTCATTTAGTTCTAATTCTTCTTTTGTGCAAGAGCCTTTTGAATAGGCTTCTTTTCCTTCAACTGGCTTATATCCATCCCAGCATCTCTCATCAACTTGATCTTTTTCTTTCTTATCGTCTTTCTTTGTAAGTGCATTGGCAGCCATTTTACCTAAAACATTAATTGCTACACCTTTTGCAATGCTTCCTAATAATCCCTCGTTCACTTCTTCTCCAAGCTGTTCACTGCCACAAGAATAATCGCATGCAGTAGAAACATAGTCTTGTGCGAGGGTAATCTTAGACTTCACCCATTCAGGCATGTCGGTGTTAGGACCAATACCATCATGCATTTCTTTTGCACGATTGATTATGATCTTTAGTTTATCTTTGATCATTTCACCAACGTCATCATTGCCTTCGTTTAGTTCAAATTCTTCTTTGGTTACGTTTTTCTTTAATCCTTTTACAATTCTGTCACCAAACTTTTCTTTACCCAAATTAACGTAAACATGTTCACCGTCAATTCTATGAACTTTACCCCTGTAACCAGTTCCACCTTTTTGAGAATGTCCAACATGAACCATATCACCTACACTAACAGGTGATCTTTGTGTCTTATCCATTTCATTAACCTCGACTTCTTCTGATTTATTTCCCCAATTGTCAGCACCAGCTTTTCTGCACTTCACTAGTGCACCAGAAGCATATGCTGATGGCCAAATCTTATAGCGAGCTTTTACCTTGTGATAGCATGCGTCCTTCTCTTCGGTGGCTACCATTTTAGCCTTTCCGCTTCTCTCAGGATTTGGATCTTTCTCATTTTTTCTTCTGAAAGCTGCATCTTCTTCATCTTTTGATAAGTCGCGTTTCATTTTGCTTGATCCACACTTAGGCTTTGTTGTCTGCCCAGGCTGTTTAGCGCATGGTTTTCCTGCATATTTACCACCAAGCTGAACCCAACCTGGTTTACCATCAGAAGATTTACTCTTTGAGAACCAATCATGCAAAGAATCGTCACCACTCTTTGTGCCCTCATCTAATTGAAATTCTTCTTTCATGTTCTGATCGACATAATCATTCACAAACTTTTTTGCGTGCTTTGGTTCAATTCCATGAAGTTTTGCAATCTTTTGATGTGCGGCGACAACTTTTTCACCAAAAGAATCGTGCCCTAGCTTACCAGAATTATAATCTTTGACATGTTGCCCAACTGCATCTTCTATATCCGCATGAAGCTGAGCCATCTTTCCTTCTTGAAGTTCGGTTTCTTCGACATTAGCCTCGCTCACGGCGGACTTTTTAGAATCCCAACCCTCTTGCTTCAGAACACCACGACCAATTAACACATCTTTATATGTGATCTCATCTTCTGGGTGACCGAGGGCTGCTAAGTCTTTTTCTTTTTCAGACTTTGGTTCAGTCTCTTCATTTTTTTGCTTACGAAGCAAATGAAAATCATGAGCATCAATCTCGCCATTTTTGTTTGCATCTATCTTATGCTGATCACCTTTCAATTCTTCTTGTTTCATTTTTTTGTAGGCTTCAGCAACAGCCTGAGTTAATCTATCTCTGATCATTTTCGGTTCCT